GAATATTTTAGACCTCACGATACCGCAGTAATTGGTATTCCACAAAAAGCACCTGAAACTGCAATTTTTAGAACCGAATCACCAATTCAATTATTAGAGAGAGTTAAGAAAGTACATAGTGAATGGGTTAAGCCTGGTCATAGAAGTGGTAATAATTCACATAATGTATCCGCAACTATTTCTATTAGAGAGCATGAGTGGAAAGCAGTTGGAGAGTGGATGTGGGAGAATAAAGAATTCTACAATGGATTATCAGTATTACCTTATGATGGCGGTACTTATATTCAGGCACCATTTGAAGATTGTACAAAAGAGAAGTACGAAGAACTTATGAAAACATTAAACGATGTTGATTTAAGTAAGATAGTTGAAATAGAAGATATGACTGATTTAAGTGGTGAATTGGCGTGTGCTGGTGGTGCATGTGAAATAAAATAATGAAAAGTGATAAAGAATTATATTATTTGGAAAATGGTAAAGTGGTTTTCACTCCTGAGTATCACATTGAACGAGGTAATTGCTGTGGGAGTGGCTGCCGCCATTGTCCATATGAACCAAACCACATAAAAGGAAATATAGAATTAAAAGAACAATATAAAAATAAAAAAGATGATAACAGTTAAAAAATTTGGAGCAGTATGGTGTGGCCCTTGTAGAGCATTAGGACCAGTATTAGAAGGATTGAAAAATGATTTTGAAGGTAAAGCAACATTCATAGAATATGATGTTGATAATTCACCCGAAGAATCGCAACAATATAATGTGACATCAATTCCAGTAGTAATAATTGAAAGAGATGGTGTAGTTGTTCAAAGATTTCAAGGGTTATCATCTAAGATGGCATACACAAATGCTATCAACGAAGCAATAGGTTAAATAAAAAAATAAAGGTTACATTATGGCTATTTTAAGAGGACAATCGCATCCTGCTGCAAAACTGACAGAAGAGCAAGTTTTAATTATTCGTGACTTATGGAGAATGGGTCATCGTAATATTAAAGTGATTGCCCAAAACAATAAGGTATCACCATCTAATGTATTAAAGATAATCCAACGTAAAACTTGGAATCATTTAAATCAATTTTGGTCTGGTAGCTTATGAAAGTAGAAAATAAACAATATTGCGATATCTCTAAATTTTCTATTAGAGAGATTAATAAGAACATAGCAAAGGATATCATTGTCAATAATCACTACAGTGGAATATGGACGAAGGTATCCTATGCTATTGGATTATTTTATATATCCGAAGATGAGCACAACTTTTTTAGTGGAGTTAATGAACAATTGGTTGGGGTTGCCTGTTATGGTGACCCGGTTGGTAGAAATGCCGGCGCATCAATTTCCGAATTACTTCCTAGAGATGGTGTATTGGAATTAACTCGTCTATTCGTATTTGATGGATATGGTACTAACATTGAGAGTTGGTTTGTTGGACAATCGTTTGAATGGTTACGAAATAATGTACCTCGTATAAAAGCCCTAATATCATATTCAGACCCAAACGCTGGACACTTAGGAACTATATATCAAGCTACCAATTGGATATATCAAGGAAACAAAATCAGATGGTCAGATAGTTGGTCTTTTAAATGGAGTGAAGATGATGAATGGCATCATTCTCGGACATCTTATGTGAAGTACGGAACGAATGACCCAAAGATAATTCAGACAATGGTTACAAGCCCCTTTTGGATTAAAAGAGAACCCCGTAAGCACCGATATGTGTATATTCTAACCAAAGATAAGAAGGAACGTAAGGCCTTCTTAAAATCGCTTAAACATGAGGTCTTCCCATATCCAAAGGTAGAGTTGGATATTATTGATGAAATACATAAAATGAACCCAATAGATTTGGTAGTTTCAGAATAATTTCGTATCTTTGTTAAAATTAATGTTATGGCTAAAGTAGAACCAAACGCTAAAGATAAACCACGTAAATTTGAACACATCTATAAAGATGATGATGGATGTGAATCAATTTGGAAATACGATTTGGATAAATTCCCAAATGGACCTATATCAGTAGAGAACAAATATCCTGCTGGTTATGTGAAAGATTTGAAACAAAGACAAAAATTAGCAAAGGCTGAACGAAGTTTATCTATTTTAGAAAAAGCAAAACAAGCAAAAAAGAATGAAGGTAGAAGGTAAAAATTATTGTGATACATCCAAAGTATATGTAGCACCAATAGCAAAGAGTATCGCCAAAGATATAATTGTAAAGAAACACTATACTCACGCTTGGACAGCTTGTAGATATGCAATTGGAATATATTACAAATCAGAAGATGCCAATACCTTTGATGGTGATACACTTATAGGTTGTTTAATCTATGGTTTTCCTGTTGGAGCAAAAGCATCCACTTCTATTTGTGAAGGTTTAACCAAAGATAACATTTTAGAATTGACACGTTTATATTGTGATGATGGTTATGGTTCTAATATTGAATCGTTTGCATTAGGACAATCTTTCAAATGGTTAAAAGAACATGATAAAGCAATTAAAGTATTACTATCATACGCCGATAACGGACAAGCTCACTTAGGAGGTATCTATCAGGCTACCAATTGGATTTATCAGGGATTATCTACCGATATTGCATTAATGCCAAACTGGGGTATCTCATTACACAAAGACCCGTATCAATGGATTCATAGTAGGACTGTGTTTTCAATGTGGGGTAGTGGTAACTTAGCACACTTACAAATGGAAATTGGTAAGCAAGGGTACAAAGAGTTTTGGAGAAGGGAAGAACCACCAAAGCATAGATATGTTCAATTACTTGCGCAAGATAAAAAAGAAAAAAAGGATTTGATGAAACGATTGAAGCATGAGATTAGACCTTATCCAAAAGATACGGCTAGTTACAATACCGATGTAGTTCATCACTTAACAACATACGAAACACCAGAAGGAAGTGAAAACTTTTGGTAATAATAAAACAATAATATGGATATAACTGATTTTTTAGTAGACAAGTACGAAACGGAACAATACGATTACAAAGTATTGATTTATGGTAATTACACATTTAGAGATAACTTAGAAGCAGATTCTTTAGTAGAAGTACTGCGTAGAGTTATCCCATTCTTAAGTGAAAAAAGAAAGATACATTTTACAATTCTTATTCCTGAATTTGTGAAATCGTTAAACTTTCCAAATGTAGAACAAAGAATTTATACACTACCAACATACATCAATCAGATGCGTACTCACTTTGATTCAATTCAATTTATGAAGTACATTGATTGGAAACGTAATGACTGGGATATCATTTATACTCACTTACCAGAACACACAAATCAAATAGCAAATTGTGTATTTAATAACACAAACATTATGCCAAAGATTGTAGGTTATTCACATTGGTTTGAAGTTCCTGAAAATGCACCATACGCTAAAAATATGTTAGATAGTAGTGTAGCTGGTTTATTACAAATGGATGAGTGTGGAGTAAATAGTGAGTGGTTGAAACGATTAACAATCAAACATGCAGCTAAACATTATAATCAGGATGTATTGGATAAATTAGAAAAGATTATTCAACCGCATTATTTAGGTGTAGATAGAGTTAATCCACGTAACGTATCCGATTATACTGATAAGACTGTAGTATTCAATCATCGTGACGCTGGATATACGGGATGGGAATGGTTTGTTAAATGTGTTGATGAGATTTGGGAGACAAGACAAGATTTCAAAGTATATACAACGTTAGCACAAATAGATAGACCTTGGAATGAGAGAGTTAAGTTGACAGGTAGAGATGAATATATGAACTTCCTTTCTAAAATGAAATTTGGTGTAGGTACTTTCCAAACATATTCAGCTTGGAGTATTTCAACTACTGATGGTTTCTCTGTTGGGTGTCCTTATTTACTTCCAAATGATTTATGTTATCCTGAAATGGTTAGTGTAGCATCAACTCCATATCCTTACCTTTATGATGGTAGAGCAGATTTCATTAAACGATTCAATGAGATGTTAGATAATCCAATTGAATACGATACAACTGAAATAGCTAAGAATATGGTTTGGAATGAAAGAATAGCTAAATGGTTTGGTGGATGGGATAGTGTATTTGAATTAAAGACAATGCAGGAGACTGAATCACTATTAAAGATTAAAGATTTTATTAGAGATAAAAAAGTTACCAATAAATTTGATATACTTGAGTATATGGGATGGGGTGTTAGAGTTAAGTGGTCTGGTTATAGGAACGCTTTAAGGGAAATGCCGGAGATAAAATTCACCAAAGGTGGATATGAGTGGATTGGTAACTAATTGATAATCAATGAGTTATAAAAATACCCGATAATTGTTTGGCAGTTTCGGGTATTTTTCGTATCTTTACATAGTAAACAATTACAATATTTAAAACCCTAAAACACATAAATTATGAGCGCTATTTTAGAAGATTACAAACAACAATTAATTAACAAAACCTCAATAGTGGAAGTTGATATTCCAACTCCACCTGACCACTATGAATCTTATTTGTATTTATTTACAAATTTGGATAATGGTAAGAAGTATCTTGGAATCCACAAAGGATTGGTAGAAGATTTCTATTACAACTCATCAAAGAACCCAGAGTTTAAAGAAGCATATACAAATGGTAAATCTAAATTCAAATATGAGGTATTAGAATACGGAGACCATTCTCAAATGTCATTTAAGGAAGCGGCAATATTAACTACCGCTGATGCCAAATCAAGTATTGATTGGTATAATAAAAGTAATGGTGGTGCTATAAAGCAAACATTAAGAATGGATTTAGTTAAGCAGTTTGTTGATAGAATTCAAAAAGGTGATTTTGATTCTAAAGATAGTAGTGGTGATTATATTAAAGAAGATAAAGTAAAAATCTATAAATTAGATAGATTGCAAGTTAGAGATGTTCAATATTTGCCTGAATTGGTTAAATCAATTACTGATAAGATTGAAGATAGAATGGGTAATACTGATATGTGTAATCCCATCTTAATATACGAAGAAAGATTAGAACCAAATACAATTAAAGGGAAACGTCGTGATTTAATTGGAGACGGTAACAATACTATTGAAGGTGTGTATAGGTCTAAATCAGCTCATACTGTTAAAGTTGCTAGAATACCATACTCTGTACATAAGGATTTATCAAATACCGAACTAAGAGCAATTGGAGGATTATTAAACCCTGAACCTGAAATTCGTAAGGTTAGTTCATCACCATCCGATGCAGTTAAATATATAGTTGGTGTGTATGATACTACGGGACTTCCTGTGGAATCACCTGAAAACCTTGAATACTTAAGAGCAGTTGGATTTACAAATTCTCAAATTAAAAAAACAATTATTCCAAACGCTATAGATGCTATTGAGAAAAAGCAATTTCAATTGAGTAATCAAATATTTATAGAGTATGGTAATGGTTCTAAACATAGACCTACATTGGTTGCGGCATGTGAGGGTTATAAATCATCCGATACTCATTCGGAATATACATCATCATCTCATATTCGTATGGATAGAATTATGACTAATTTTAGAATTGCACATCAATTGAATAATAAGAAAACAAAATTAGTTGTAGTAATTCATCATCCAACTCCAAAGGATAAAAAAGAATGGGATGCGAATGTACAAGCGTTACATAACAAAGAAGTTGAGTTTTGGATTAAGAAAAGAGGGTTTGAATTTGATTGGGTAGAGATGCCACACTTAATGGATAATAAATTAGTTAATTAAAATAAATAAATGTATCAAAACGTATATTATCAAAGAGAGAGGAATTTAGTACACTTGTGGGATGACAAATTAGGTTATCGTTCATTTCCATATACAAGATACGCATATGAAAAAGCGGAGAGAGGTGAATATACATCTTTGTATGGAGATAGATTAAGTAAGATTTTTAAATTCAGTAAAGATGACCCAAATTTATTTGAATCTGATGTTCCCGAAACAACACGCATATTAGTTGATACTTATACCGATTCTGATATTCCATCGGAAGGGCATGTTATTCTTACATACGATATTGAGTGTGAAATGGATACGGGTTTGCCTGATGTTGAAAAAGCAGAGAATGAACTTACAGCGATAGGTTTACATGATTCTGCTACTGACCATTATTGGGTTCTTATTATGGACAAAGATGGTAAGATGAAAGAAAGTAAAAATGGTAATCGTACGGTAATTCCTTTTAGAGATGAGAGGGATATGTGTATGAAATATCTTTCACTATACGAATATATCAATCCATCTATTGTAACTGGCTGGAACATAGACTACTTCGATACTCCATACCTTTATAATCGTATGAAACGAATATTGGGTGTAAAGCACGCTAATAGATTATCACCTATTGGAGAATGTTTTTGGTCACCATATCGTAAGAGATTCTTTATGGCTGGTGTATCTTATTTGGATTACATTGGATTATACAAATCATACACTTATGTTGAGATGGATAACTATCGTTTGGATACGGTAGCTATGAAAGAATTAGGTAGAGGTAAGGTAGAATATTCAGGCAATTTAGATGAGTTATTTAAAACCGATATTGAAAAGTTTATTGAGTATAACTTGGTAGACGTACAATTGGTGGTTGATATGGAACGTAAATTACAATTCGTAGATTTATGTAGAGGTATTTGCCACGCCGGACATGTACCTTATGAAGATTTTGTGTATTCATCAAAGTTCTTAGAAGGTGCGATGTTATGTTACCTTAAAAGAAAGAACATTGTAGCTCCTAACAAACCTGCTGATAGACAAGAGATGATGCAAGCATTGAGAGATAATGAGCAAGAGAAGTTTATTGGGGCATATGTTAAAGCACCTATCGTTGGTAAGTATGATTGGATATATGACTTGGATTTAACTTCACTATACCCATCAATCATTATGACTACAAATATTTCACCAGAAACTAAAGTAGCAAAGATTAGTAATTGGGATGCACAAAAGTTTATGAAAGGTGAGATTGATACTTTCTTCATTGGTGAGAAAACAATTACAAAAGAAAACTTAAGAAAGTTATTAGATGAAAGTAAGTATACGGTATCATCTAATGGTGTATTATATACTACTGATAAAGTAGGTTGTATTCCAGCTATCTTAGATTTATGGTTTGACCAAAGGGTTGAGTTCCGTAAGTTAGAGAAAAAATATGGTGAAGCTGGTGATAAAGAAAAATATGCATTCTATAAGAAAAGACAGTTAGTACAAAAAATCTTATT